CCCTAGAATTGATTTAAAGGGCGGTGATGGTAATGTTAATATAGACGGAACTAAAACTTTTGTACAATCTGGTAAAGCTACAGCTAAAGAAAGTTATGCAACAGCAACAGATGAAGTCGCAATAGTTCCTAGTTTACCAGCAGTGCCGGCAAAACAACCATCTGGTGGCGGACCTACTGTTAGATCAGCACCAACTACAATTACTAATTACCTTGTTGATGATGCCGAGCCTACTGTCGCACCACCACCACGACCAGCACCTGCTCCAGTAGTAGAAGAGACTGCAGATCCAGAACCTGCTTCTGTAATACCAGATTATAGCAAAAGTAATACATTCATTGATGGTTATAACTTTGGACCTAATTATGAAGGTAAGTATGCAGAATTTGATTTGATTGCTGCTCAATCAGCTTCAAAGACTGTGACTGTCGGAACAACTTATACAGTACTCAAAGTCCGAAATGGCCAGCAGACAGGTACAGAAAGATATAAGGTAATTAATAGAAAAGGTTTCCCAGATATAAGAGGTCTAGTGAATCTTGATGACCCTGACGATGTGGCACGTTGGAAAAGACTTAATTATGAGTTTTAAGAGCTAAGGAAAAGATATGACTTGTAAAGCAATTACACCATTGGTAAGTAGATATTCATCGGCTTTCGTTCAACCTAGGTTGGGTATAGATGATATTTCTAATTTTACTCCTATTCTTGATTTGCAAAATGATCCTCTTGCTAAGTACGATGCTGCTCAAGTTTTGGATATCACAAATAAGTTACAATCACTTTCTAAAAAAGTTAATTACCCAACTTTGACAGAAAGAGTTAATCAAGGTCCTTTAAACATTTATGAAGTGGCACAGTTCTTAGATCAAACACAATACAACCCAACTGAGTTACAGAAAGCATTAACTCCTCAAAAGCTAACAGCAGATGCGACTGAAGCCTTAGTCCAATTAGATTATTACTTCAATAACAATCTATCTGGTAGTATTGGTGGTGGTCTTTGTGGTGCGTTTGGAAATGCATTTGCGAAGATTTCTGGTCTTATTGGTCTTGCTTCTTCTTTGGCATCAAGCCTTGACGCTTTATTGAATGTAGACTTTTCTGTTCTTGCATTACTCCAAGGTATTAAGAGTAACATTTTAAAGATTGTAGATGACGTAGCTAATGCACTAAAGACTAAGGTTAAGAATATAGCAAAACAACTGTCTGGCTTTGCAGATAGTGTATCAAATGCTTTCAATAAAACCATTGCTGGTATTCAAGATTTCCTAAGTGATTTAAGCATAGATGGTCTAAAAAAGACGATTGAAGGTGTAATCGCAAAAGCAGCTGGATGCTTTGAGAACTTGACTTTGAAAAAAGTTGCTTTATTGATGTTTCGCTTTTGTCAGTTTGCTGATCTTATTCAAGGTTTCATGGAAGGGCCTACAAACAATCTAGTAGCTAAAGTAGCTAAGTTTAAAATCATGGATGAACTAATTAATAGACTATCTAATGATGCTACTGCTTCTGCAGTTAATGCCGGCGCAAAGAGAGTTACGGAAGATGTTAGAAAAACCCAAAGTGAACTCATAAGACAAAGAATAATAGAAATCGAATCAGCCAGAGAAGGTACTCCACTTGAAGATATTGAGGAAACTACATTACCAGACATTGAAGTTACACCTTTACCTGATCAAGATCCAAACCCTAGTTTTAAGAGGCCGACAACATGGCCAGATATACCAATATCTGAGGAAGAAAAGACTTGGGTGACTACTATTACTGAATCCGGCGCTCCTGGGTATTTTGATCTTACCGAAAGCGTAAAGAGGATGCATAGCCGAGCGACAGATCATTATAAGAAGAATGACAAAGTTCTACAGAAAAGAATATATGAGGTTAGCCACCACTTTGATGGTTCTGGATGGAGAAACCAAAACCTTGCAGAAGTGTGGATTAGATTAAAAAGAGTTATTGATAGATTTGGCGAAGGTCCAATGAAGATAACAAGTGCGTATAGATCAGAATACTATAATGCGTTTATTTCTCCTGGTAAAGGTAAGACATCTTCACAGCATTCATCTGGTAAAGCAATCGATGTTTATTACGGTCAACTGGCACAAACTCAAAGATATGAATTAGCAAAGTTTGCTAGCCAAGAAGGATTTACCGGAATAGGGGTTTATAGTTCATTCATACATCTTGACATTAGACCACATGGAGAAAGAACATATTGGATAGCTGGTTATACACCCGACGCTCAGAAAAATAGTGAGAGCCCAGTACCCAGAAGCACTTTTCTTGATTGGGAAACGGTTCTTATGATGCATAAAGCTAATCTGTTTAGAAACGGTTAAACTTAGTATAAATACTTGTAAACAAGGGATACACAATGGCAATTATTACGCCTCTTAAAAAGCAAAGAGAAATCTATTCAGATTTTCACACAGACTTCACGTTAAGTCCTGTGAACTTTGACCTTGCTCGTAAGACGAATGAGGAATCTGTAAAGCAATCCTTGAAAAACTTGTTAACTACTTCAAAGGGTGAAAGATTATTTCAGCCTAATTTTGGTAGCTCTATTAGAGATATGCTTTTCGAAAACTTTGATCCAGTAACTATAGAAACTGCAAAGCAAGAACTAAGAGCAATGATCGAATATAATGAGCCAAGATGTAATGTAATAGGTTTAGATATTGCTACTGGGCCCGATGACAATACAGCAGTCGTTAATATTGTATTTAATGTCATAAATAGAGAGACACCTATAACATTTAATGTAACACTAACTAGGATCAGATAATGTCAGATTTCACACCTATCAATCAGTTAGACTTTTTTGAAATGAAAGAGTCATTTAAGACGTATCTTCAAGCACAAGATCGTTTTGCTGATTTTAATTTCGAAGGGTCTAACCTTAATGTGCTACTAGATGTTTTAGCGTATAATACATTCTACAATCAATACTATAACAATGTAGTGATTTCAGAAATGTTCCTTGACTCCGCTCAAAATAAAAATAGTGTGGTGTCACATGCAAAAGAATTAAACTATCTACCTTCTAGTAGACGTTCATCTTACGCAACTATAAACTTAACTATCTTAGCGGATCAAGAATCAAACTTCTTTCAGATTCCTAGATATACTAAGTTCAACGCAAGATGTGGAGATAAGACATATTCGTTTATAACAGAGCAAGAATATATTGCAGAAAGAACATCTGGTAATACGTTTATCATAAATGGTGTTATTGTATATGAAGGTCGTATGGTAGAAGAAGCTGTCTCAATTGATAACCCAATTCTATCTAATTCAAACATAGACACAACTAGTTTACGTATTACAGTAAATGGTGTAGAATATATTCAAAAGGGTGACATCTTTGGTGTAACTTCATCAGATAAAGTATTTTACTTACAACCAGAAGAAGATAGTAGATATAGTGTACAATTTGGTAAGAACACTTTTGGCGTAGAACCCATTTCAACAGATGTTATTCTAGCTAACTATAGAATTACTAATGGCGCAGAAGCAAATGGCGTTACTAGTATTTCAATAGCAAATAGAACTTTAAATCAAGCATTATCTATCGCAACTGTTATTACAGTATTTTCTGATGGCGGTAGAGACGAAGAGACTTTGGACTCGATTAAAATGTTTGCACCTAAAGCACAACAAATTCAAGAACGTGCCGTAACTAAAAAAGATTACGATGTTCTATTGCGTAGACGTTTTCCTAACATTAACTCAGTATCAGTATTTGGTGGTGATGAGTTAGACACACCTCAATATGGGCGTGTCGTTATCGCAGTAGATGTTGCGAATGGAGAAGGTGCTACAGCATCTGAGTTATCTGCATTCCGAGAGTACTTAAAGGACAAAACGCCTCTTACTATTGAGCCTGTCTTTGTATCTACTAAGTTCTTGAATGTTGGACTAGATGTGAAAGTTAAGTACGATGTTCTAAAAACTCCTAAGCAAGCAAATCAAATTAGAACGCTTATCTATGATGCTATCATGTCATATGCAGACAAGAATATCAATGGCTTTAATGCAAGATATCCTTCTTCTCAAGTAGCTAATTTGATTGATGCAATTGATGTAGCTATCATTAGTACAGAGATTGAGTCTTCTGCTATTATCGACTACACTCCACCAATCGGTCTAAGAGAGAGTCCTACGTTTGAATTCAATAATGCACTTTATCAACCATATCCATATAACGAAGATAATGGTCTATCTACATATCAATCATCTTTAACTTCTACCGTCTTTACTATCGATGGTGAGCAAGTATATCTACAAGACGATGGTGTAGGCATCATCTTTGCAGTCAAGTCTAATGTGGCTACAACTAGTATTCACAAAAGAAACATAGGCACGATTGATTACGCAACTGGTAAAGTTAGTTTAAGTAGCATAATCTTTGATGGATACGAAGGTGATACGATTAGACTAAGTGTAAAAACTGCTAACGATGATGTTATAAGTCAAAGAGATAGAATATTACAAATTAGACAAAAAGATATTAATGTAGTCGTGGATTCAGTCTAATGCGTAACATAAGAAACAAAATAGCGTCTGACATTCCGTTTCAATTTCCTGATGTGTTTAGGGAAGAAGGGGACCTTTTTGTTGAGTTTACCAAACAGTATTATGAATTTTTAGATACAAGAATTCATAGAGACAACTTCACTATTCGTGATATTGATACGACCTATGATAATTTTCTAAAATACTTCAAAAACAAATATCTAAACGGACTACCATTCGAAGGTGTTGTAGATACTCGTTTTATTATTAAACACATTAATGATATCTACACAACAAAGGGCACAGAAGAAAGTATTAGAATATTCTTTCGAATGTTCTTTGAAGAAGAAATTGATATATTTTATCCAAGCACAAGTCTTTTAAAACCATCTGACTCTGTATTTACATTTAATCGTTATATCGAAATGGAAAGTGTAACATCTGTAGAAGATTATCCTTTCAAAAGAGGCGATAAGATTATAGGCGACACTTCAAAAGCTAATGCGTTTATTAATCAAATAACATTTAAAAACTTCTTTGGTTCTATTACTCCTGTTTTATTTTTATCTGATCTTGTTGGTGAGTTTAATATTGACGATAGATTGGGAACAGTGAATGTTGAGACCGGTGCCATCTCTTTCAAACAACCAAAGATTGCTGGCTCTTTAATATCATTAGATGTTTTAAAAAGTGAAGCAAGGGCTACTGGTAATACTGAAAGTGAGATCATTAGAGCAAGATCGGAAAAGGGTAGATACGGAAGAGTGTCTATCAAAGAAGTATCTGAAAGATCAGTTGGTGAATTAAATTTAAAAGTTAATAAGCCTGGCTATGGATACACTGTTCCTTTACATCAAGGTAGATTAACTTTAGATCAAAACGCTTCTGAGTTTGATCCAACTATTTTTGTTACAACTTTCCCAGGACAAGATGCACCCACCGATACACAATCTATTAGAATAGAAGGTGGTAGAAGATACTATGGTATCACATCAGTTACTACAACAGGTCAAACATTACATCAAATTACTTTAAGTGAGCCTTTAGAAAAAGCTTTTAATTTAGGTACGAAGATTGACTTGTATAGAAAAAATACTATTACTGATATCTACATATCTAATCAAGTTATTCCTGTCAAGCCAGAAACTGTATCAGGTCTAACAATAGAACAAATAAAAGAAGAGTTTGATGCTGTAGCGAACGGTAGTGGAACACTACACGATGCAGAACTTCATACATTCATTCAAGCGATTGACGAAAACGGATTTCAAAACGGTGACTTAAATATCGATGGAATCATTACTGCATCGGATTCTAAGATATTTTATAATGCAGCTAAGTTCACCGACACTGATGCTCAAAAGAAAATTGTTGAAAAGTTTAGTAAATTTATCTTTGGTGAGTTTACAGAAAATGAAGTGATTGTAGAACCCAACTCTGGATCGAACGGCTTTGTTATTAAGTATGAGCCGCCTCTATTGTTCTTGAGATGTTCTCCAGCAGAAAAATTTGAAGTACCATCTATCATAAACTTTCCAGGTACACCAAGTGATGGTGATACCTATTCTCAAGACGGTCTAACTTGGACATACTCTGGAGATGTTTGGTTATTCACAGATGTTACTCTACAACGTACAGTAGGCGGTTCGCCAGTTACGTTTAAAGGTAAGAACTTCGGTACGTTTAATGACTCAGCTTCATTCGCTGTTGATGAGTTACATGATCCAGAAACAGTAAATCTAATTACCGATGTGATAAGCGACTTTTTATCAGTAAGATTAGATGACACAAACTACAACATGTCTGGGTCACCTACAAACGTTGCTGTAGTAGATATCGACACTACGTTTGAAGACGCATTTATTGAAGAGCAATTCACACTTGGTGGTGTTGGCGGATTCTTTATTTACGATAATGGATTTGATTATATCAACGAAGCATATGCAGTTGCAGAACAAACAACTTTCTCTAAGTTTAAAAAGCACGACTACATAATTAACTTCGAAGGTCAACCACCACTACTAATACCAGGTGACATTGCATCACAACAAATTACTTTATTTAACGGAAACTCTTATACCGCTAAAGCTGAATTCTTACGTAGAGATGCTAACGATAACTTCTTCTTTGGTCACAGAACTTTCTATGAGTTAGATGACGATCTGCCAATAACCATACGAGAGATTGATTACACTATAGCGGGTATTAGAAAAGATACAGAAAGTGCTGAGATAGGTACTGATGCTATACTAGAAGCAGAAGCAACGTTTGGTATTGGGCAAATAGAAAGTGTTACTGTAACTAACGCAGGATACAATTACACCGATGGCGAGATCGTAGACTTAGTAGCAGATAGAGCAAAGAGAGATGAATTAGGCGAATTAGAATTAGATGACTTTGGTAAAGTTCAACTTGTTCCAACAGTAGTCGCAAAGGGTGTAGCAACAGTTGCTGGTACAGGATTCACTGATGGTGTATCACAAACAACTACATCATTCTTAAATGAACCTGGTCGAGTAATACACGATAACTATTACTATCAAGAATATTCATATGAAATCTCTTCGCAAATCTCACCAAACGACTACACAGAAGTTGTAGAAGACATGCTTTCTGTAGCAGGTACAAAATTATTCAATTCACCACTTATAAATACAAGAAGTGAATTAGTACCTAACATTAATATTGAGATTGATACAGAGCTATTTAATGTACAAGACTTCTCTACTGAAGACGGCGAGATACTAACAACAGAGAACCTAGAAAATCTAATCGCAGTTGAGACTGTTGGGTTAGAGACTATAGAAATTTAAAAGGCTGAGAGATGGCAAAAGTAATTACTGAAAATTTTAGAGTTCAAAATGCTAGAGAGTTTTATAACACTTTCAACAGTGACTCTTACTATATTATTGGTTCTTCATATAACAATGAAGATGGTGAGGTCACGAATACGCAGAATGATAAATTCAATTTTCTTCGTCGTGTAATTTTTGGAACAAGAGTTGTTAGCTCAGACTTAAGATTTCTTTTTCAAAAGAGATTGTGGGTAGAAGATACTATCTATGACGAATACGATGATAGATCAGATGTATCTATTCTTAACATGTATGTAACTGTCCTAGAGGGTAATATCAACGAAGGTAACTATAGAGTATACAAGTGTATTAAGAATAACAACGGTGCCGCTTCTACAGTACTACCATCGGCAGCTATATTTGAAGTTGACGAAGATGGATTCTTTTTTACTGGTGATGGTTATTACTGGAAGTATATGTTTGAAATAAAGCCATCGGAATACACACGTCACCAAACTATTAATGATTTACCATTTAATCCTGTTCTTGATCAAGATAACCAAAATATTAAAGACGCATCTAATGATGGTATCTACAATATTAAAATCGTTGAGAACGATGTTTTTGCTCAAAACTTATTCTTACCTTATCTAGTTGGCTTAAGTAATATAGAAAACACTGTGCAAAGTGGAACTGGGTTTGTTTCAAGAATTAAAATAGATGCAGCTTTCACCGCAAGAGCAGATAGCAATTCATATGTTGGTATGTATCTTGTAGTAGATGGTTCTGTATATGATATCGTAGCGTCAGAAAGACCAGCAGGCTTTACTGATGTTGTAGAAATATCTACAGAGACTAACCCAAACCCATCGAACACTGTTTTGAGTTGTCAAATCTTACCGAAGATTAAAATCTCTAAAAGCAACTTAGGGGAATCATCGAATCCAGAAATTATTAACATCTCTCCAGATGCAACTGCTTATGCAGTTTTAGATACAAATGGTCGTATGACAGATATTCAAATTGTTAACTTCGGTGGAGGATATACTTTCGCTACTGCAAAGGTTGTTTTGCCAGAGGGGTTGACAGATAGAGAAGGATCTATTACACTAAGACCAATCATATCACCCAAAGGTGGTCATGGATCAAATCCTATATTAGAACTTGCTATGAGTAATATCGGAGTTGTTGCTAATGTAATTTCGAGTTCAGAGACACGTATACCTAACACAGGTACGTACACTAAAGTAGGACTATTGAGAGGACCTAACTTTAATAATGAAGTAGCCTCTACAACTGTACTTGCTGGCTCAATTAGCGTTCTAAACAATAGTACGTTAGTAAATGGTGCTTCTACATTTTTCACACAAGAGCTTGAAGTTAATGACATCATTGTTATTTCTGGTCAAAACTATACTGTAACTCAAATTCAAAACGACACAAAGCTTTCTATAGATAGAGTGTTTGAAAGTCAAAACGTTGTTGGTGTTACTGCAAATAGATTAAACTTTCCGTTAACATTTGATAATAGAAAAGTTCTTACAGTACCAGGAAACTATGCATCTTCTGCGATTAGTGGCTACGTTATTGAACAAATCGTTAATCCAAACTCACTAAATAATAGAGAAGTTCTAACTGCTATAATTAACTCTGCGGTCTATGATGGTGCCACAAACGTTACCACAATATACGTTACAGATTATAGCAATGATAATTTTTCAGATTTTGAAGTCGGTGCGAATAGTCCATTAGCTAAAATTAAGAGAAACTACACTACAACAGACGGTATTAATTTTAGAATAAATAGTATTACGAATGGTGAGTATGCTCCATTGAGTGGAACACTATATCACTTTGCTAATTTTAAACCGATCACAAGACAAGAAGACACAACCGAAAAAATCAAATTCATTTTTGACTTTTAAGAAGAGAGAAAGTATAGATGAGTATTAACACAGACTTAAATGTAGATCCGTATTTCGACGATTTTGATATCGAAAAACAATTCGTGCGTGTCTTGTTCAAACCTGCACGTTCAGTGCAAGCCCGTGAACTAACTCAATTGCAGACAATGCTACAAAGCCAAGTTGAAAGATTTGGTTCGAATATCTATAAAGAAGGCACTATCATTACAGGTGTCAGCATTAACGAACTACAAGACATCTTCTTTGTTAAATTAGATGACGATACTTCTGGTATCACAGGCGCTAGTGATGGTCTCATTTCTTTCTTACCATATAGAGCAACAGCATTAGAAGCTGAAAGTATTGCTGATGTAAACGAAGATGATTTACGTTTCTTCTCTGTTAGAGGTGCATCGTCAGGTCTTAAAGCGGAAATCATTTCTGCATCAGAAGGCTTTGAAACACGTTCACCAGATTTAAAAACTTTTTACATCAAATATACTGGTACGACCACAGGCGCTAATGTTACATTAGATCAATTTGAAGCAGGCGAAGAGCTAGAAATCTTTGATCCAGATGGTAATAGAGTTGGTAACATAACTGTTACTACATTCACTAATCACGTAGGTCGTTCTTTCGGTGTCACTATTGAAGATGGTATCGTTTACCAAAAAGGTCACTTCAACTACGTCTCATCTCAAACACTTATCGTTCAGAAGTATAACTCTGTTCCAGATGATGTATCAATTGGCTTTACAATAGTTGAGACCATTGTAAGTTCTAATCAAGACCAAACACTTTTAGATAACGCTCAGGGTTATAATAATCTTAATGCTCCTGGTGCTGATAGACTTAAGTTGCAACCATTACTTGTTTCGTATGCAGAAAATGCAGAACCAGAAGAGTTCTTTGCTATCATTCGATACAAGAGAGGGTCTGCAATTCAAATTCGAGATACAACCGAATTTAATGTACTCAATGATAATCTAGCAAGAAGAACATATGACGAATCGGGAAACTATGTTGTAAGTGGGTTTAACGTAAACACTCAAGTAATTAACGAGAGTGGTGTAAACAATCAATATGTTACAGTATCTCCAGGTAAAGCATATGTAAGAGGTTATGAAGTACAAACTCTTGCTACTAGATATCTACCACTAACAAACCTTAGTAATACTAAAACGCTTACACAACAAACTGTTGGTGCAAGATATGGTAACTACTTTACAACCTCTGGGATTGTAACTAAGTTTGATTTAGATGGAACAGAGTATAATCTTTACGATAATGGTAATAACATCATAGGTTCAGCTTCTGTATCTAATGTTGAAGATGGTAAGATTTATGTATACAATCTAAGAAAAAATGACGATGAACTAAAAACAGCTATTACAGGCATTGGTCCAAGCACAGTAGAAAAGTGTACAGTAGATCCTGGTCTTAATGAGACAGAATCTGCGCCGATGATCTTTAGCTTTAATCAATCCGGTGTTACTGAAGTAGATGATTTGTCATATGTACGTAGAACTTTTTACACAGCTTCAACAGGTACAACTACCAATACAATAAACATTCCATTCGTTGGAACTAGAACACCTCTTGATAATGATAACTTTTTAGTTATTGATGGTAATAATGCAAAAATTAATGTAACGTCAAGTGGTATTGTAACAGACTCGAATAGTGATTCCTTCTTGCAATTAACTCTACAAAGTAATGTCAATCCTCAAACAACAAGAATTTACTTTGATGAAAGAGTTATACCAACTACACAAGACACTAAAGAAAACATAAGTGTTAAAGTTCAAACTGCTGTTAGCACAGTTGATGATACACCTGGTGCGACAAGAGCAAGTTTAGGTGTACCAGATGCATATGCTTTAGATAGAGTTTGGATTTACAATTCCTCTGGTAGTACACCAGAAACTACATATATCGAAGATGTTACCAATAAGTTTAAATTAGTATCAAATCAAAAAGATGGTATGTATGACTATTCTTATATTGAGTTGAAGACTGGTCAGACTTTAAACATGGTTCTAAACTCTAACTTACTAGTATCATTCTCTTGTTACAAACACAATACAAATAACGGTGCAGGCTTCTTTACTGGTAGTAGCTATAGCGCAACTGATATATCATCTACACCTTTATATAGAGCATTAAACGGAACTACATTTGAGCTTTCATCTTGTATTGACTTTAGGCCTTCGGTTGTACCTCTAGTAAACTATCACACTGGGGGCGACTCAAGTGCGCCAGTTGTATCACCAGTAGGTAGTGTGTATCAGAACTCATTGTATGCAGGTCAAGCAAAAAATATTGATGGTACTGTCATCACTTCAGTAGCAAACGTAAGTGAAATTACAGCTAGTGTTGAGTACTACATGCCTAGAAAAGACACTGTAGCAATTGACATGTATGGTGAAGTTAAACTAATTCAGGGTCAACCAGCATTGGTACCTTCAGCACCAGGAGTTATTGATGAACTAAATTTAGCATCAGTAAAACAAATTAGTAATGCTATCGAAAATAGTGGCATCTATGCAGCTAAAGTTGAAAACAGAGCGCATCCAAGATACACTATGGAAGAGATTGATGGGATGGCTAAAAAGATTGATGCAATAACTGAGATTACTACATTAAGTCTTTTAGAAACAGATACTAAAGATTTACTTATCACTGATGCCGGTGGACTCAATAGATTTAAGAACGGCTTCTTAGTTGATCCCATGAAAAATCTATCTATTGCAGATGTAACATCAGCAGAGCATCAAGCCGCAGTTGACACAGGTCGTGAAAGACTAACTCCTGCAATACGAGAGTTTCCAGTTCATCTAAAAAGAGGTGATATTAACACAGATAGTAATAACGTAGATTACTTTAAAGATGTTGTCACAAAAGCAAATACTGGTTCAGAAAGTGTTTTAAATCAAAGGTTTGCAACACAATTTAGAAACTGTGTTTCTAACTTCTACCTATTTACTGGACAAGGTGCTATCTTCCCAGAATATGATAGTGGGGTTGATAGAATACCAGGACCACCATCTAATATTGATATTGACATAGCAACACCACTATTAAATTTAGTTGATACTTTAGATGCTAGTGGGTTTATCGACACTATTTCAGAATCAACTACTACCCTTGCAAGAACAGATATTAGAGGCAATTGGGCTACTGATACATTTGTGAGTACTGCCACAGCTCTACGTAGTACTACATCTAATGTCAATCAACACGTAGGGAACTTTATTACTGATGTTCAGTTTAATCGCTTTATTGAAACAAACGATGTTAAAGTTTTTGTATGGGGCCTAAGACCTAATACTCTTCACAAGTTTTACTTTGCAGAAGATGATGTAACTACTCATGTTGCAAAAGGCACAATGCCAAATCCTGATGCAAACGGTCAAGTTGATGTTAATGACATTGAAATTCTAGGATCATTCGGAGAAACGATTAGTGGTGAAATTGCATTACTATCAGATAATACTGGTAGAATTAGTGCAGTGTTTAGAATACCGGCAAGCACTTACTACATCGGTGATAATGCACTTGAAATCTCTGATGCATTATCTTACGAATCTCTATTGTCTGCAAGAACTTCTTATGCTAAGTTTATTTACAGAGCATACAATTTAGACTTGACAACAAGTGCGTTAAATGTTACTACTAGAACAGTTAACTTCGACACACAAACAATTCAAACAGGAATTAGTACGAGAATGAGACGTATTGGTGGAGATCCAATCGCACAAACATTCTTTACTAGTTCTGAAATGGCAGCTGGGTCTGGGTATGTTCTAATCGATTCCTTAGATATATTCTTTAGAACGAAAGACTCGACACAAGGTGTTACTGTAGAATTGCGTGAAGTTGAAAATGGTTATCCAACTAAAAACGTTCTTCCATTCGGTAAAGTTCATTTAGACTCAACTAGACTTGATGCTAATGGTAACATTGTTGATGTGATCAATACCTCTTCGGATGGTAGCGTAGCAACAACTGTTAATTTCCCTAACCCAGTACGTCTAGCACTAGATAGTGAGTATTGTTTTGTAGTCATGCCAGATGGTAATAATCCAAACTTTAATATATTTACTTCAAAGGTTGGCGGACTTGATCTAGCTTCTGGTAATGTGGTGTCTCAAGATTGGGGTACAGGTGTTCTATTTACTTCTACAAATAACTCTGCGTGGAGGTCTTACCAAGATGAAGATATTAAGTTTAGACTTAATAGATATACATTCTCTACATTAGACTCGCACATTAATCTTATGCCTGACAACATGGAGTTTTTTGAAATTGAAGATATTAATGGCGTCTTCTTACCAAATGAGATAGCATATTCAACGGTACCTACTGTTAATATCACATCTTCAAT